GCATTAAAAGCGACACCAACTAAATCAATATTCCTTTTTAAATCTACTGATTTAGGTATCAAAGGCTTTAAGTTTTCTAAAGAAGCAAGACTAATACTTAGATCATTTTCTAAGTCATTAGTAGCATAGATACTAAAATTAAACTGCGTTTTGTATTTATACTTTTTTTGTTTTTGGTTCATTTAATATAAAATACACTATTTATCAACTAAAAAGAAATTTTATTGCTATGATATAAAATTCCTGATGCGTAAGAATCTAAAACATGTTCACTACTCACTTTGTTTACGCCCTCTAAAATGCCGATTTCTAACATTTTTTTATTGTCATGTAGGCAATCTATGGCTTTTTGCTCCCATTCCGAATGCTCACACCCAACCACTATTGATTCGCAAACTCTAGCCAAAACTTCTTTTTGATCTTTATTTAATCTTTTCTTTTTATAAAGTTTTTTTGCTTCAGATAATAATATATTATACAATTCAACAGTTTTATCTACTGTTTGTTTTATTGCGTCTACAGAATATTTACCTTTAGCGAAAGATTTTGCGCCGACAGGTCTACCAGATTGACGAGGAGCAACAGTAACTTTAGTTTCCACTCTTTCTTCTTCCTCATCTCCTTCGTAAAAAGGAATTCCGCCAACTATAGGGTTATAAAAACCTTTTTTACGATCTTCAATAAATCTCTCTTGCGCTCTTCTTAGCTCGTTTTCTTTAGGAAATACCCCGGTTTCAATGACTTTGATACCTTCTTCTGGGGGCAGAATACCAAGTTCCATCATACGAGTAATAACTCTTTGAACTTGAGCAGAATCTTTAAGGTCTATAGTTTCAAACTTAGCTACTGGCACATCTCTTAAACCAAAATTCTTACACAACTGTTTGATTTCTGGTTGTAAAAATTCATTTAAAAATGCATCTCTTGCTTCATTCAACCTCTGCAAAAACATTTGAGCTTTTATTTCGGTACTAGCAAATTTTTCTTGATTTAAGATAATGTTTTGCAAACCTTCTTTAATGTCTTGATTTACTACCTCATACTTAGATGGGCCAATAACTTTTTGTAAATCTGGAATAATAAATTCTGCTTTAGTTGTATAATCACTCACTAAAACCCTACCAACACTTTGGTTTTGGAATAATTTCTGCATAGCCCCTATATTTCTAGGGTTTATACCTCCATCTTTGGGCGCAGTACCCATAGTGATCAACAACACAACATTCTCAATTGTTCTGCAAATTGATTGATCAATTTTCTTCATCTCCATTTTGAAGTTTATATCATCTAAAACTCCAAATCCAAACGGTACGCCAAATGGCTCGTAATCTTGTTTTTTATAAAAAGCATAACGAAGCTTTTTAGGATCAAGAGCCACTTTCATTCCGTCAGTATAATAGCCGCCCTTTTTGATCTTTGTTTGCATTTCAGTAGTTAAAGAATTGAATAACTCTTTATCTTCATCAGTCTTAGGATTTTGTAATCTTTCTAATTCGTATTCACTAAGAATTTTTTCATACAATCCATTTTCAAAAGAAGTTGATCTTTTAGCCGCCATATCAAATGGATTTAATAATATGTATCTGATAGGTATTTTATTAACTTTACCAAGAATACCTAAATCTCTAATTTTAGCGAAGTCATCTAAATTAAATTTACCATTAATAGTGTAAAGAAAAACATTTCCGCTTCTGTAAAATTCACGAAAGAATTGGTCTTTGAGGTTCCAGATTTTTATTTTCTTAAACCAAGATTTTACAAAATTTTGAGACTTAACGCTCCCTCCTTCTAAGTATAAAGTAGAATTAGCGAAATCCGACATCATGTCTATAGAATTCCTAAATATAGCAATATTGCAATAAGCCTTTTGACAAAGCTCAATAGCATCTCTAACATTAACGCCATCAATACCATAATCGTATGGTAACATTCCTGCTCTAATGTTTGCGTAACCAAATACTTTCGGCCCTATAGCGGCCTGATTTCTTCTTGATAAAGCGTTGTTGTCATTCAATGAAGATCTAGAATAAGCCTTTGATTCATAAGCATAAAAAGGCTCACCCATCAATTGTGGCTCATAGTTCTCAGAAGCTTGAGACACAAACATTTCCGAAAGAGATGCCTCATGCTCAACTTTAAACTTGTTCCAATAGTCAGACCTTTTAGTGTATTTTCTTTTAGACATTTATATTAATTACACAAGTTATGAAAAGTTTTCTTTAAAAGTATATTAAAAGTTAAAAGTTACTTTTCTAACTTTAATTTATAAACATAGGAGTGAATGTTTCAAATACTTCCTCTACATCTTTACTGTTGCTATCAAAATATATTTTAGCCATCCAATTTCCTAATACTAAAGCGGAATATGAGTCTTTTCTGGCTTTATCTGGGCCTGACTGTCTTCTCAAGTTTGGAGGCAAATCAAATGTTTGGGTTCCTTGAGAAGTTGTGGTAATTTGTATCAAAGCACATTCATTCTTAGTTAAGTCGATCATATCAGATTGATGTTCTATAAAATCGATCATTTTGGCTGCGGGACTTTGTTTTATTTCTTCAGTAGACCTTAAAAATTTTAAATCTTCTATAGGTATACTTTTCTTTTTCTGCTGACTATAAGATTCGTCAATAGCTCTAGAAGCAAAAAACAACCTTCTGTGATCAAAATTAGATTGAAGCAGTTCGTTTGCTTGTCTAATCCATTTGCTGGTAGGCTTCCTCAAATAAACTATTTTATTATCACTTTTATTGTATTCAATTTTGAACATTCTCAGGTCATTTTTATATTCTTCTGGATTTTCAAAAGATATATCAATAGTTTTTAATTTTAATTTTCTAGATTGAAATGCTTCACTTTCATTACAAGACTGCAAAAACTGAACCCCTCCATTATAGTCTCCGACTATCGCAACAATATTAAAATTATCTAAACAGTATAAAAAGTAATTAATGTGATGTTTTAAAGATGTCCCAGACAAAGCGTAGCTGTGAACAAGAGTACATTTTTCGTTTTCTGAATGCAGCTTTAATATCTGTATCGCAAAATCATCTGAACTTTCTGTTTGTGACCAAGAAGGGTCAAAAGCTAATATGTAATCTGCAGAAGGGTCACCTTGAACTTCTACACACGGCAAATCTCCGTCTTGAATAGTGCAGTCTGCCATTTTGCTAGTCTTAAAATAACCTGAACTATCATCTGTAAACACTGCTCCAAACTCTCTATCAAACTGTGACTGACTCATTGTAGCTTTAGCTTGATTAACAAGGTTTTGATCATAAAGCTGACTTGGAGCACAATCATAACTAAACTGCATAATACATCTAGTCGCTTTATCTTTTTCGTTTTCTTGAGTAATTAAAAAGTCAAACTGATTGTAAAGTTTGTATAAATATTCGAACTTATAAGATGCGGAAGACAAAGCTATTAATTTGTTATTTGGCCAAATATACCTTTCTTCTTCTTTCATTTTACCTTGCTCAATAAGCATTGTTTCTAGTCCATACAGCTCCTGACGTTGAGTTGGATTTTCTACTACAGACAAAAATGGAACAATAACCTCATTGTAAATTCTTTCTGGCATCAACAAGAACTCATCAATAATGATTCTTTGAAAACGAAAACCACGCAGCTTTTCACCATCGCCTAAAGGTAATGCTCTAATACGACTTCTGCCAATCTCCATCAACCATTCGTCATTACTTTTAGAAACTTTAGTAATGCATTGCTTAAAGAATGCTGCTTCTGGTTTTGCTGCGATGTCCTCAATCTTTTTGAAAATCATTTTGGCTTGTCGAAATGATTTAGAAAGAATACCGATTTCTACTCCTTGATTTAATAAGGCATCTAACGCAGCATAAATACCCGTAGTAAAAGATTTAGACATCCCTCTGCTATTATGATGAACAAAACCGTTTCCTAAATAATTTTCTTCGTTTTCAACTTCGATATCAACAGAGATAACTTTGCAATTATTAATTGATTTAATTTTAGAAAAAAATACTTTTTCGTCTTTTATGTTTTCAATAATACTTTCAGTTTCAGAAGGCAAGTTTTTCAATTGATTAAAACTGTTTTGAGAAAATGATTTGCCCCAATTACCTTTGCGTCCTGTTATTTTTTTAAAAGACCCTTGCTGTTTTAAAACTTGTCCTAGATTTGGCACTAAGTTATTTTGATAATTTCTTTTTTCGCTAAATTGTAAAATCTTATTAAGTTTTTCTTTTTTATGTTCTACTATAAAATCTATATGCTTTTCGAACAATCTTAGCGATTGGTTATCATTTGAAATTACTAAATCATAATAAGGTTGTTTTTTGTGTTGTCCAGTTCTCCTCAAAAAAGAAATGATTCCGATATTATTAAGCAACATTTTAACTTGCCTTAGCATGCTTAAAGATGTGCTCTTTAAACCAACTTTATTACTTTTTTGATTGAATGACGCATATCCATCTGCATCAAATAAACCCCCTATCAAAGCGCACAATTCATTTTTAGAGCCCTTCAGCAATTCATCCGGTATAACTTTATCTTTAGATTTTAAACTTTTGTCCCAGCCTAAGCTTTCCAGCCAAGATATTAATTTCCTATCAAAAACCGAATACTCATAAAAAAATAAATTTTCTGATCTTTGCCTTGAGTAAGATTTTAAGCCATTTTCATTTATAAAGGTGTAAATGGTTTTATGCACTTCCGCATTTTCGGAGCAATAATGTAAACCATCTTGATTGACCCAGCCATCTCCTAAAATGTAACCCAATGTATAAAATAGGTAAGGAGACCTTTTATAATTAGAACCTTTTGTTATATTTAAATTTCCCCAAATATCAGTCTCCAATTTTATAGGAATATCATCTCCGCAATTTAAATCTTCTATATTTTTAAAAACAAAATTATTTCTATCATAAACTAAGACTTTATGGCCTTTTTTAGCTTTGAAGCTATCTCCTGAATTTAAAGTGATTTCTAACCCTTCTTCCAAAGGATTTGTTTTTTTATTGGTTACTAAGTTTAATTTTTTTCTTGATCGAACCCTATCTCCAATTTTAACATTTTTTATTTTTTTAAAACCTTGTTCTGATAAAACATAATCATCCTGATTTAAGCACCACACGCCCAAAAAATAATCCGTTTCAAACATTGACTTGACAGCCATATGTTGAAATGGAAATAGTTTTATCCCTAAAATTAAATCAGAAGCAAACGTAATATTCCCTCTCAAAAATTCATACAAAGCAATCTTAGCATCATTTTCTTCTAAGAAGCCCTCTAAATCTAAAAGTTCTTTATTGTTTCTCGTTCTAGCTCTGCACCTTGTTTGCTTTCCTTCTATCCAGCTCATAATCTACAAAATATTGTAAGTCTGTCCTCCAAAGTTTTTTGCCAAAAAATAAAATTCTAGGAATAATAAATTTAGAGTTATTTCTACTTCCTGTGAAAATAAATTGGCATCTTCTAGGAAACTCATACATTATATCCCTTAGGTTTTTTAATAAATAATCTATGGTAGCTTTTCTTTTGAAAATTTTTTGTTGTGCTATGATTTTTTGTATCGTTGATTCAACAACAACAAACATGCATGAATCCATATCATTTGTTAATTGTAATTCTCGTCTAAATCTGTCTATGTTTCCGCTCGACAACGTTCCACAAAAATCATTCGCAGATTTTCTGTCTACAAAAGTATAATCATAATAAATTCCTGCTGCAGCATAATCACCAAAAGATAATTTTTGATTTTTAGTTTTAAAATCAAAGTCTAATGGCTTTTGTTCTCTTGTATCTATAAATATTTCAAGATCTTTAGGTAAAGTTCTATCAAAAAAATCTTTTACTAAAGGCTTGTCAAACATAAGCTCTATTCCGCAATCATCAGCAAAACTTGAATAGCTTCCAAAAAGTTCTCGCACTATATCAAGTTTCGGCAAAAAGCAGTGTTCCATTTCTAAATAAAAAGGTAAATAATTTCTTTTTTTATCGTATACTCTTTTTAATATAGTTGATTGGACATATTCTTTAGCTTTTGTTTGGCCAACTTGCCTTAGCCATTTATTCATTTGAATTCTGTTTGTAAAATCTTTATTAAAATAAGATTCTACATCTTTGAATGGCAACAGGTCACCAGTTAACAGGTTTTTTCTACTAAAAAAGTTTACATAGTACTCTGCTAAATGGATACTATGTTGCTTTATATGTTTGTGCAAAGATGCAAGCTTAGAAAATTTCTTTTCACAAATTTTACATTTTAATTCATATTGCGTCATTTTTACTTATACCTAATACTCTAGCTTTCCATTCAGACATTTTTTCCATTTTATCTGCTTCTTCGTAAACTACTTTTTTCTGCATGTCTGCCATTTGAATCATCAACTTTCTTTCTTGTTCATCTTGAAAAAGTTGAACCAATGAAATAATAGAAGCATTACGTTGATGTTGGTTTTGAATTCTTTTCGAGCGTTCACCATTTAGCTTAGCTAACATTTTATCTATTCGATTTGTACATTGATTATATTCCTCGGCTTTTGTTTTTAGCATTTCAGTTAACCTCATTGTTAAATCATTTTGACCCTCCGTTTCATCAAACATTTGATTTAACTTCTGTTTTTGTATTTCTATTTCTCTTAGATTAACGTAATCCATACAAACATTGATGTATAAATTTAATTCGTCTGATGTTAGATCAGGTTTATCCCAAGTACTGCGTATATATTCTGATTCAAATAAATCTCTAGACTCTTTTGTTGCGTAAGAATTTATTACTTGGTTGAATCTTGGGGCAGCTAAATAAGTTAATAATTTTTCTAGATTTTTTTTGTCATGCATCGATAGTTTTTCAGAATCAAATTCTTTCATAACTACCCTATTAATTCTTTTAATTAAAGCAGACAATATTCGTGGTGGAGAATACTTTTCAGTAATCGCATCATCCCTAAGATTAACAGAATTGAATTGCTG